GCGAAGATCCTGAACCTGGACGCCTTTTACGGGCGCTTCGTGGAATTCGGGACCGCAAAAATGAGCGCGCACCCGTTCATGCGGCCTGCTTTCGAGGCGAAGAAGGAAGCGGCGATCGAGGCAATGCGCGCCTATGGAGCGGAGCGCATCCCGCGAGAGCTCGACAAGGCGAAATAATGACAAAAATGAGCGTCTACGACTACATGCCTTTACCGGAGGACGCAGGAAGCATCTCTTATGCCAATGTAAATGCGCGCGCGGAGATAGCGGCATCTGTCGCTGCGAGACTCCGGCAGTTCGCTCAGGAGTTGCAGGATCAAAAGCACATAATTTATGGCGTGGAGGTCAAAGGCGTTATGGAGGAGGGCGAGATTTTGAAAACCGCCCTGACTATCACATTCACCGAGTTGAGCGAGGCAGCCGGATGATGCCGTTCGTCAACTTCCTGATCCTTTTCACCGCGATCTACGCGCTTACGCGTGGGCTGCTTGAATTGCTGTGCGCGATTCGTAAGCCGGTCAAATGATCCAGGAAGACCTCAAGACGATGCTTGCAACGGCCATGCCGACCGTCCCCGTCTACCCATCTATCGCGATGCAAGGTTCGGCGCTGCCGTACATCGTCTTTCAGCGCGTGCTCTCGTCGGTTGAGAACGTCCTGGCCGGCAACGGAAATCCGCCGATCAACAATACGCGGATGCAACTGGATGTCTGGTCGCACTCCTATGCGAGCGCTCAAGCGACTGCGGCGGCGCTTCGGGCCGCCATGCTCGCTTGGGGCGTTCAGAACTTGAACAATGGAGAACAGGATTTCTACGAGCAGGATGTGAAGTGCCATCGCGTGATGCTCGATTATTCGATTTGGCACTACGACTAGGAAATAGCTCTGCCCCGCACTAAATCGAAAGGAAGCGAAAATGGCATCAACCGCGATCAACGCACAAGGAACCAGCATACAGATTGCCACCGGCACCGGAGGCGCAAAGACCATCTCAGGTGTTGCCGTCGGCAATCCGACCATCCTGACCGCTACCGCACACGGATTCAGCAACGGCGACAACGTCGCAATCGCAGCCTTGACGGGCGCCGATGCCGCTTTGCTCAACGGACTGAGCTTCACCGTCACGAACAAGACGACCAACACGTTCGCGGTCCAGGTCGATACCACCGGCAAGACCATCACGGCCGGCAGCGGCACGGCCACGCCTAACACGTACAGCACGGTCGGCAACTCGCGCACCTTCACCGGCCTGGACGGCACCGCGGCCGAAATCGATGCAACGAATCTCGCATCGACCGCGAAGGAAATCCGGCAAGGTCTGGTCGATTTCGGGCAGATGTCATTCGAATGCGACCATGACAACGCGGATGGCGGTCAGGCTGCGCTGCTCGCCGCCTACAACTCGAGCGTGCTGAAAGCGTTCAAGGTGGTATTGCCGGCCGGCACTACGCCGACGGCAAGTTTCAGCGGTTATACGAAAAAGTTTGCGATGGTGCTTGGCGTCGATCAGATCGTGAGACGCCAAGTCGACGTGCGGATCAGCGGCCCGGTCACCTGGAGCTGATCCGTGAAGATCCTGACGCGTCAAGACATCGTAGACGCGCAGGACATCGAAACCGAAACCGTCGAGGTCCCGGAATGGGGCGGCGCGGTAATCGTGCGGATGATGTCCGGCGCTGAGCGCGGCCGGTTCGTGCAATCCTCCACCACAGTGCGGCCTGATGGTGGGCGCGAAACCGATCTGGTGAACATACAGTCAAGGCTGGTCGTCATGTGCGCCGTGGATGAACAGGGCAATCTGCTGTTCGGCGCCGACGAGGTTGACCATTTAGCGAAGAAGTCCGCGATGGCAATCGGGCGCGTGTTCACTGTAGCGCAGCGCCTCAATGGTCTTGCGCCCGACGATATAGGAGCCGCAGTAAAAAACTCCGCGCCCGGCCCGAACGGCTCTTCGCCTTCCGTCTCGCCCTAGCGCTGGGCATGACCGTGAGCGAACTGCTGGCGCGCATCAGCAGCGCCGAGCTCACCGAATGGATGGCGTTTAACGTCATCGATCCATTCGGCAACTGGCGCACTGATTTTCAGACCGGGATCCTTGCCGCAGTGACGGCGAATCATTCCTTTGCGCCACCGACCAAGCCGCGGGTGCCGGAGGACTACATACTATTTGGCGAAAAACAGAAGCGCGACGACGGCATTCTGCTCGCCGATCCGGTAGAACAGGCGCGGCTGATAAAGCAGCGCATCGATCCTCGTCCCGGTACGTCGTATCGAGCATGAAGGACGCGTAGATGGCAGGCTCGCTCGGCTCGCTTGTGGTTGAGATTGCAGGTAAGCACGCCAACGGTCCGTCGCTAGATAGAAAAGATGCGGATCTTGGATACACAAAAGACAATGTGCGCGTAGTTTTGTATTGTGTAAATGTGATGGCCCACAATTGGGGAGTTGAACCAATTTTACAAATTGCTGACGCGATTCGTGCACGGCGGGCCGGGAGGCGTTAGATGGCGAGCAGTTTGGGCAGTTTAGTAGTTGAAATCGGCGCCAACGTTGGCAAGTTCCAGGCCGACATGAGCGCGGTGCGCAAGACGGCCGAAACCAGCGCGCAGCAGATGGACAGCGCCTTCAAGGGCGTCCTCGGCACCCTGAAGGCCGTCGGCGAGGCCCTGGCACTAGCCGAGGGCTTCGCGCTGCTGAAAGATCACATTACGGCCGCAATCGAGGCATCGGCGGGCCTGGAGAACCTCGCCGCGCGCACGGGCGCAACGGTCGAGGGCCTGTCGTCCCTGGCCGCTGTAGCGCGCCTCTCAGGCACGGATACGGAAATACTCGCCACCGGCCTAACCAAGCTCGATAAATCAATCTCCGCGCTTAACGCAGACAGTCCGAAATCGGTTGCGGCTTTCAAATCGATCGGCCTGTCGGCTCGGGATTTCATTGGCCTATCCGCCGATCAGGCGTTCCAAAAGGTCGCCGTTGCGCTTGGTGGCTATTCGGATGGCATCGAAAAGAGTGCCGCCCTGCAACTCATCTTCGGCAAAGGCGGCACGCAATTAGCCGCGACGCTGCGCGATACGGCCGAGGCTGGCGACTTGGTTGCGGTTGTTACGGCCAAGCAGGCGCACGAAGCCGAGCAATACGAAAAGACGCTGCGACAGCTCACACTTGCCCATGACGCCATCTGGCGGCAACTCGCTGCCGCAGTGACGCCAGCGCTTCAGGCGTTCGCTAGCGCTATGCTGGAGGCCGCCACGGGCGCCGATGGTCTGAGCGCGAATGTAAAGAGGCTCTCCGGCGACGGATCGATCAAGACCTGGGCGGAAAGCGCGGCAATGGGTGTCGCCTACGTGGTCGACGCCTTCGACGGCGTAGTGCGGGCGACCGAAGTGGTCGGCAAGGCTCTCGGCGGCCTCGCCGCCGTTACGAAGCTCTATTTCACGGATGGAGCCGCAGCGGCGAGAGCGGCTGGCGATGCTGCACTTGCGGAAATAGACGCGATCCTTCAGAAGCCTCAGTTCTCCGACAGGCTCGCGAAGCAATTCGCGCTCGCCAACGCTGCCGCCAACCAAGCCGGCCCACCTGAATGGCTGAAGACGAAGCCGACGATCCAGGGCGCGACAAGTGCCGGTAACGACAAGTCGGTACTCGATCAGCAACTCAAGACGTTGCAAGCGTTCATCACGTCCGAAAATGACCTACTCAGGACGCGCGACGCACAACTCAAGCGGCTGTATGACGACAACCGGTTATCGATCAATGATTACTTCAGCGGATTGCGAGCAGCGCAGGAGGATCACCTTGCAAGCGTGACGGCCGATTACAACGCTGAAATTGCGGCAGTTAATGATTACATCGCGCAGGCGGAAACGAAGAAGGAAAAAGACGCAGGCGCCTTGAAAGTCCTGGAGCTTCAGGCGCAGCTCAGCCGCGTGGTGCAGGCAGAGGGTGCAGCGCTAGCGAAGATCACCGACGATCAGGCTAAGGCAGTCGAAGGCTATACCGATAAGCTGTTGCATCTGAATGCCCAACTGCTGATCCAGCAGGGACGCACGGCGGAAGCCGCGCAGATCCAGCTAGAAGCGACGGATCGTCAATTGAGAGCGCGGCTCACGGCGGAAGGCAATGTGGGCGGGTTGAGTCAACTCGCGGCGACCGAACAGACCACGGTCGCGCAGAAAGACTTGAATGACCGTCGCAACGAGGCTTCGATCATAGAAGAAAAATTGAACACGCAAATCGGCTATGTTAACTTGGCAGTCAAAACGGGGCAGATCGGAGAGCTTGAAGGCTTGGCACGAACAGATGCGGCGCGGCGTGCGCAGATCGATCAACTCGAAAGAATCGCCGACGAACAGATCCGCATTGCAAAGACCATCAACGACGGCGGCCGTTCAGTCGCCGCTGCGGAGGCGTTCAAGCTCAAAATCGATGAACTCGCCGCATCAACGGACTTGCTGGCGAAGAAGTTCACCGATATGTTTCAGACGGCCTTCGCCGACAACTTCGCCAAAGTGATCGATGGCACAGAGTCCGTTCGTAAGGCGTTTTCGAATATGGTCAACTCGATCTTCAGCGAGATGTCGAAGCTT